ATGTACACTTCTGCGAAAAAACTTTTATCTGTAAGAGATATAGTAGGATATACTCTTCCGCGGTTACATACTGGCAAACACTGGTATGTAGACTTTTATGCTTATGACCCCATTATTGACGGGCTCCGTCGCAAGAAATATATGCTCGATGGCTACAAGCTAAAGGAGCGTAAGCACATCGCCACCGTGCTCATCACCAACCTCACACAGCAGCTCACAGCCGGCTGGAACCCATTTGTCAATAATGATAAGGCACGTAGCTACACAACATGGGAAGCCGTGGTGAAGCGCTACACCGATTATCTGAAGGTGGCTGAGAAGAAGAGTATGATAAAGTCGAAGACGGCTACTGATTATCGCAGCCGTTTGGCGGTATTGCTCTCCTACATCGACGAGGCAAAGACCTGTATAAAGTACGTACACCAGTTTGACCGACTCCTTGTCATTGATTTTCTTGACTACATTGTGTTCGACAAGGAGCGGTCTGCCACGACTCGCAACAACTATCGCACATGGCTGTCAACCTTCGCCACGTGGCTTGTGGATAGGCAGTACATCACTGAGAACTTCGTTGAGAGTATCAAGATGATGAAGGAGACCGAGAAGTTTCGCGACAGCATCAAGCCCGAGGATCTGCGGAGATTGAAGGAGTACACAAAGGAGAAGCGTCCGGCGTTCTACCTCGCCTGCCTGATGGAGTATTACACCTTTATCAGACCAGAAGAGCTGCGTCACATCAAGATAGGCGACATATCAATAAAGGAGCAGTGCATAACGATACCTGCAGAGGTAGCGAAGAACGGTAAGGAGCAGGCGGTAGCACTCAACGACACATTACTGAAGGTGATGATTGAGCAGGGCGTGTTCAGCCACCCATCGCAAGACTATCTCTTTGGCAAGCACATACGTCCGGGCAGTGAGCAGATAGCGGTGAACCGCTTTAGGCAAGAATGGGTACGTGTCCGGAAAGCTCTCTGCTTCCCCGACACGTACCAGTTCTATAGTCTGAAGGACTCCGGAATTCGCGACCTCGCCAACGCCGAAGGCATTGTCGTAGCTCGCGACCAAGCGCGACACTCGGACATATCTGTTACCAATAGGTATCTGAAGAGTCCGAAGGTGGCGCACGAGAGTACAAAGCACTTTGTTGGCGACTTATAGTATCTCGTAGAAGTAGCCGGTCTTTATTTGGCTGACGCAACCATCTACGACCTCTGCCTCTATCTTCTGACAGACGAAGCGCCGACTGCGGAAGACATATATTTTCGAAGGATCGGGAATCTCGTCTGTCAGGAACTTGATGCAGCGCAGGTTGTGTGTATCTATATCTGGATGGGTAATATCCTTTCTCAGGTCTTCAGGTGATGAATACTGCAAGCGGTGGAGCTGGTGCAAATCCATCGACATAGCCTCCTTTGCTCCAGTCCAGTCTGGATATGCACGATGATCGACAAATGAAACGGGGAAATGGCAATACAAATTCGTATCGACGGGCATAAGACCACCCGGCACCTTGATGTTCTCGTAATACGAGCCTTTGCCTTCCATCATATAGAATTTCTCCGAACTCGTAAAAAAGACACTCATGGTCTTATCTGACTCTACGCTGTTCTCTTCTTGCGTATCTTCGGTCGCATCGCCTTCAATGGCTTCTTGTACTGAAGAATAAGGCTCTCCACCTTCGTCTTCATACGAGCCAGACGGCCCTGTATAGTCATCGGTTGCCGACGGACATACCACATAATGATTACCATCTACGACATCTGTTTTGTGCGACCGTTTCCTTCGGCTAATGCTTGCTGGTGCTATTTTAATCTCAATGGAGTCTGTAGAATCTGCATCGCGTACTATCGGGCTGAAAAAGCCGCATGGTACGAGCGACTCTGTTAGTTTGTCAGAATTCCATTTGTTGGGCCATTTTGCATAAACGAAGTAACCATCGGCTTGTGCGGCAAAAATCGTTTGTCGTTGTTCTTTTAATGGCATGAGCTTTAACGCCGCCCCCATTTCGTCACGATTTTTATAATATTTCGTTGCGTATATATGCTGCACGTTAAGTGGTATGCTATCGCGCCAAGAGCGACTTGTGGTATCATCAAACTTGTATTCAATATTCGAGGCATCAAGCAGATTTGCGCCATCATCGTCGAACTCGCAAGTGTACTCATCGAGGCATTCGTAAGCGACAGCTGCGGAGGAATAAAGTTCTTCTACAGGTACGACATTAACAGACTTTTTAATATCATCGAACAAGAATCTGACATTCAGCAATTTGCTAAGCTCCTCTAAGAACGTGTAAACCGACCAATGCGGTAAGGCCTCTTTGATCTTAAATGTCGGGTGCGCATTGACGATAAACATCCTGCGAAAATGCGACGTATCAAAATTAAATGTATAGTTCTCATAGCCCTCATGCTCCAAGACCGTCTCCAGTACATATTGCAGGCGTGGTTGTATAGCAAGACGCACCATTGTGGTATATGTTGTAGGATTTCCATTATTTAAATATTCACCATTTTTTCCAGTCAGGACATTTCTTTGATAGTATATGTCGTTGACAAAACGGCTGCTGGCTTCGTCCCAAACAGGATTGAAAACGCCGGCGTAGCAGGAAACGGTGCAGCTATCCTTGAGGTTGATATATACACTGCCAGGTTGCTCCTTTAGGTGTATGGTTTTTTCAAATCGGCTGTCAAGACCAGAAAGAGCATAATCGCCCTCAGAATAATCGATCTCGTCTATAAAATGCTTCTCGAAGGCAGAATTATACTTGATACGCGATTTGCCGCCAACAATTTGAAGTTTGACGGTTGTATCGCTAATAGAAGTGACAGTACCCTTGCCTGATATGATAAGCCGGTAATCTGCATATATCTTACAATCATCGAACGACGACATGCGCTTCTTTACATCGAAGCGGTTTACGTGTTTGAAAAGAGTCGCGTTTTGATGTATTGACATCGGGAATGAGATATCATAGGAATACTCGCCCGAATCCTGGACATACGGGTTGTTATACGTTAATTTTATTTTGTCGGAGGTGGACGGGTAGCCCACCTCTCCGTTGATAGTGCAGTGTATCATATTATACTTTTGTGTTATGTATGCGATTTTAATTTTTTATAGTGGTCGAGGTTCTTGGCAATGCCATCATCGCCATCGATGTAACACTTGGCATGTATGCCCTGCGCGAGCACCAGCGATAGTTGGTCGATAACATCGCGAGCTTCGCCGAGGGTAGCATTCAGCTCTGAGTTGTCGGTGTTGACCGTCACCGATGGCGCAGACACCACCGTAGCACCACCCTGACCGAGCGAGCGCGATATGTCAACTGCAGTAAGCGAACCAACCGTATTATTGCGTTGCGCCTCGTCGATGAGCTGCAAGGCCGGCAGAACCTGCGGGTTGTTAACCGCATTGTGGTTAGCTACGAATTCGCCCTCGTGCACGATGCCCGCCTTGCGTCGATAGCTTGAACCGCCCGTAAAGCCACCCTCGTAGTAGCCAGCCTCCTGCGCCTGCTGCTGCTTTTTGATAGTGGCTATTTGTATCGCTCCAGCTGCGGCAGCGATGCCTGCGGCAATAGGCGCAAGTACCATATTCGCAGGGTAAGGCATACCGGTCATTGCAGAGCTGTAAGCACCAATAGCCGAAATAGCTGTCTGGGCAATAGCTTGGGCTATCTGCATTGCGGCTTGCTTTTTAGCATACTTTGTTTTTATTTTAGCTATTTCTTTCTCTTTCTTCTCTTCCAGTTTTTTGCGTTTGGCAGTGTTGTTGCCAGCAGCGTTTATAAGCTTCTCGTACTTCTTCTCTGTTATAGTAACCTCGTAGTCAGACTGCGCAGAGTAGTAAGACGACATTGCGCTCATAAGTGGCGAGATTGCGTCCATAGCAGCTTGCATCTTAGCGACCAAACCATTACACATGTTAGCTGTAGCTTCGCCCATAGCAGCCATAGCTTCTTCATGTGAGATAAGCCCCTCTTGTTCCATCGATTTAATGTTGGCAAGCGTTGACGCATAGATATCTATGTCGGATGTTATAAAAGCACCAACATTCACTCCATCATCATGTTTGTTAGACCATGATGCCTGCGCTTGGTTAGATGCTGCGTTGTAAGCACTATCAACATTGCGTTTAAATTGCTCGCCTTTAGAGTTGTACAAGTCATCAGCTGCTTGTTGCTCTTTATAATGTAATAGGACTTGTTTGCGCATCTCCTGATATTCTTCTTCCTTAAGAAGCTCCTTTTGGTGTAGAGATTCGAGCCCTTGGAGTGTGATACGCTCTTGTTCTCGGCAATCTTTGGCTGCCCATTCTGCTTTATATCGAGAAAGGAGATCGGCATAATATTGCGTTTGCTCAAGTTTATGCTCCTCTTGCCGTTGATTTATCTCTGCATCAATATCAAGCCATTCTTGTTGGTTTTTATCGTATAAGGTTTGACGCTTCTTTAGATAGTCTATCTCATTGAGATATAACTCCTCTTTAAGGCGTTCTTCATTGTGGTATATATCATTGTTTGCAGACTGTTGCTCATAAGCCATTTGTAAGTCAATAGCGATGCTCGCATGTTTGCGCTTAAGCTCATCTTCGTCAAGTATCTGCTTATCTTGTTGATATTGTTGTTCGAGCTCTGTTTTTTTGCGAATAAGGGTTTGTGCCTCGTTTGACTCTTCGCCATATAGTTTAATCTGCTCGTCGAGTCCTTTGCTTTTAATCTCATATTGTTTTTTAAGGAAATCACGATACTGTAAACCTTCATCAGCGTACCTACGAAAGTTCTCAACAAGTTCAGCTTCTGTTATTGCTTTCTGAGCATCGATAGCAGCCTTAAGGTCTTTTTTCTTTTGTGCTTCGACGTGTTTACGCTCAGCTTCTGCCTTGCGTGCAGCGATAGCCTTAGCTCTCTGTTCTGCCTCAGATTCGTACTCTGTATTATTGTTGTTATTGTTGTTATTGTTTTTCTGGTTCTTGCCAAGTTGCTCGTTTGCTTTGCGAATTTTAAGTGAATTTTCTGTCTCTTTTTTTTGCGCATCTTGATATCGCTTTAGCCATTCATTTTGTTTTTCCTGTAGTTCTGCTATATCATCAGCCTGGTTTCGATTCATTTTTACAGCAGTGTTCATCGTATAGCCTTTACGCTCAATGTACGTTTGGTCAGTCCAACCATCTTTAAAGCCTTTTAAATCACCATAGTTGATTGCGTGGGTAACACCATAGTCTATGGATTTGTACATTTTTTCGCTAAAATGCGCGAGTGTGTTAGCAGCTACCTGGAAATCTGCCCGCCAGAACTGTTTAAGCCGCCCCCAGAAACTTTCAAGATACTCTTCGTTAATATCTTGCTTTTTACGTTCCAACTCCTCGATCTTTGACAGATATACACGAGCTTTGGCTTGTGCTAAGATGGAGTCTGTAAGATTGTCGACCGCCTCGCGAGCCTTGTCTGAGTTTATATTTTCAAGTGTAAGATTGTCAAGATATCCGGGGTATTTCTCCTGAAGTTTTCTTAAAGCTTCTGTCCTGGCATCATCGGACGCAGCCTTGTCTCTAACCAAGTCAACGAGCGTAGAAAGCTCTGCAATCTCCGAACGGCATTGGGTAGCAGCTTCCGCATTTGCCTCGTTAAGTTCGCGTTGAGCTATCGTAGCTTTATCTGCTTTAGATGTGAATGCGATAAGCGCAGCTGTCACTGCCACCATAGTAACAATGGCTGCTGCCCAAGGATTAGCCAGTATAACCTCATTCCACATCTTTTGTGCGGCAGTTGCAAGGCTTATTTGGTGGGTACAAGCCTTTACTGCAATTTCGTACGCCGTTTGTGCAGAAACTATAAGTGATGAGTACATCCTCTTCATTTTGTCTATGGCTAAACCTTTAAGCTTAACAGCATTGTGTGCCATCTCTGCTATCTCTGCAGCTTTTACAGCTAAAGTATACGCCGCGATACCAGAAGTAACGACAACAAGAACCTTCCAGTATTTCGTAGTAAATGAAGTTATTGCAGATAGTGACTTAACGAGTAGACTGCCAGCACTGATGGTGTATTTCACTACAGGCAAAAGTTTCTCGCCGAGTTCTATGGTTAACTCACGGAACCGATTTTTTGCCTTATCAACATCGGCTTGTAAGGTGCTATTCTGCACGTCAAATTCCTCGATAACAGATTTTGCCTCACGATAGGCTTCTGTTGCTATCTCTTGGCGCTCACGAATGTCGTCAACCTTGTCTGCCATTGTTGTGAGAACAGCGACGGCGCGTGCACCATCAAGTCCCATATCGCCAAACATTTTGCCAAGTTGGTCGAAACCGCCCTTAGATTTCAAATTATCCATAAGTGTAATGACAGCCTTATTCATATCGTTCTTAACGAGGTCAGAGAAGGTCTTCAAGTCTACTCCTGCCATTTTAGCAAAAGTCTTAGTGTCTGTTGACATTTTGGTCAGCAGCTGAGAGAATGCGGTAGAAGCCATTTCGTCTTTCTGCATGTTCTCGTCCATGACAGCAGCATAACCCATGATTTGCGCCTGAGTCAAGCCGACCTGCTTGCCGACACCTGCGACACGAGCGGTGAACTCAACGAGGTAACCAGCCGATGCTGAAGAGTTCTGTGCAAGCTCATTAATAGCAGAACCCGTTGCGAGCATTGCGCCACGCAAGCCGAGGCGATCATCCTCGCCAAAAGCCATTGCGAGCTTACCGACCTTGCCGATAGCTCCGTCACCAAGGTCATCACCAAGAGCCACCTTTATTTTGTCGCCGACATCAACAAACTCCTCGATCATTTTTCTGTTGGTGATGCCAAGCCTACCCGCATCTTGGGCAAGTTTGTTCAGCTCGCCACGCGCAGTTCTTGTGTTAACTTTCTTAAAGTTTTCATTCATCTCCTCAACTTCCTCCATCGACTGACCGGTGTACTTGCGTACATTGTTCATCTCTTGGTCCATGTCTGTAAACGCATCTACACATTGACGAACTGTTGTAGACAAGCCGGTAAATGCAGAAAGTGTCTGAGTGATTGCGCCCCAATTTTTATTCAAACCATTGACAGCGCTTTTCCACAGACCTACAGAAGTTGTTTGTTCGTTGTTGATGGCAGTTATCTGTCTTTTTAGTTGTTTCGCCTTGTTGTTTAGCTCATCGAAAGCATTTGTTCCCTGCTTAGTGCCTTCGAGTCGTTCATTTACTATTTTCAGCGAGTACTGAAGTTCGCGCATCGAGGAACCGCTGATATTTTTAAGCGTAGCATCTATAAGTTTATTTTCACGTGCGAGTTCAGAGGCTGAGCGTCTCGCAGCAGCTATCTCTTTATCGTATTTGTCAATGGACAGATTTGCCTCCTTTTGGCTCGAATGTATCTGCTGTATGCGTGTGTTTATTTTTTGCAGACTTTCTGAAGCTTTGTCGAAGGCATCTGTATTAGGCGACATGTCGTTTAATTCTTTCTGCAGAGTAGATGCAGCTGCAGTAAGATCGTTAAGCGACGCGCCATTAATATCGCCAAGAACTCGTTGCAGATTGACGGTAGCATGATTTAGTTCCTGCATCTCTTTCAGCGAATGCACGGTAGAATCTTTAAGAAAATCCATACGATCCTTACAGTGCTGTAGAATAACATTGAGCGCATTGTAATCATCGGGATTTGTCACTTGTTTCATCGCACGTCGCACCTCACGGGCTGCTTTTTCAATATCCCCTAACGATGCTGTGGATATATTGTTGACCGTGTCTATTGTTTTTGCAACACTATTGCTGTAAGATTTAAGGCTTGCCTCGGCAGCCTTAATTTGCTTGTCGAACTTGTTAATGTCTTTAACCGACGTACCAGGGTCTTTGAGTGCCTCGGCTTTCTTCTGCTTTAGGTCATCGAGGGCTTTCTTTAGTGTTGCCATCTCATTCTTCGCTTGCTGCGCATTAAGACTGACGATGGTCTCGAAAGTTTGAGTTGTTGCCATAAAAAATGCTACTTTTGATTTGTAAACCAAAAGTAGCACAAATATAGTGTAGTAAAAAATACATTCAGGTACCGACGCGCATGTTAAATGTTGTCATAGATACTCTTGAAAATTCAAGCATGTATCGCCGCACCTCGCTCAACCATTTGTCTATACGTACAACCTGCTCAGAATCCTCACCAAAGCGTTTTACAGCCTTTTTGCGTAGACGGTACAAATATTCAAGGCGTTTCTCCATACGCTGCGATTCGCGGTCTGCAACACGTATAAGCCATGATTTATGTCTTGTAAACGCAAGTAATTCCTGGGAGTCTTCGAGATCTCGCTTGACTTTTTCAGGATTCAATGAATGCGAGACACCATTCTTCGCCTCCTTTATTATAAAGCAAAAGATTATTATCACGAATAAAATCCAAAAACTGTCGGGTAGTATTATCATATAGCAGACGATTTAATTGGTTATACCGCAAATATACGCAAAATATTTGAGACTGCAAAGTCTGGAGCCAAAATATTTTGGTATGCGCGGTGGAGCATCATCGTCGGCGATGTATCAGCCACAACAACAGCGACAGAACAATAAGCACCACCGCGCCGATAGTTAACTGCCCGACGCGCATCTGCGTGCGCTCCCACGTCGATAGCTTGCGCTCCACTGGTATGGGAAGACGTGTTGTGTCAGTCTGGAGCATTGCTTTATATATAGTGTCGGTCTTCACACTTATGCGGTCACGCCATCGCCACACGCTCTTTAGCCTATACACTGTGTCGCCACGAGTGTAGTGTTCAACATACACCGAGTCGTGCAGCCGAAACGTGTCAGCACTCGTCCTCGCCTTATAGAGTGTATCAGTCTTAACGACCACTCGCTCTACAACCACAGGCTGCGGTGTAGAGCAACCGCAAAATAGTGTCAGCAATACGCAGGCTAACAAACCTAATGCGCCGGATAATAAACCTAACAGCGCACCGCACAATATTTCTAACAATTTATCTAATGTATTCATAATGTTATAAAAGGGTTATTAGTCGGTCTCCGCCTTGCCGTAGTCTCTTGGCGGTTTGCGCTTCATACATCCGTTCACGGTACACTCGTTCCACTGCAGCTCGTGCGTGCGAAGGAGCAAGTCGTGCTTCTCCGCACGCAGCTCTCGGATGAGATCACGTTGCTTGCCAATGTCGTCGTAGAGTGAGTCTATTTTGTTGTTGAGTCTTGTGCGCTCCTCCATGTGCTCCTCGTGTTCGTGGGTATAGAGGTTGCGCCACTCCTGGGCGTAAGCGAGGGCGTTAGCGTCCTCCTCCTTTTGTGCTGCAGCTGCCTCTTTGCGCTTCCGCGAGTTGTAGTAGAGCAGCTGCCCCACGATGCCACCGCTAACAAGCTGCGACAGTATCTGTAAAACCATATCCATCTGCACCTCCTTACTCTATTGTTATCCAAATCTGCTCGCCTCTCTCGTCCGCAGCTTTCAGCTTTGTGTACACCTTACGGAACGTCGCCGTTGAGTTCAGCACCTGACCGACCGCCTTGTTTTCTCCGACGAGAATGCAGCCCTCCGTGTCCTTCGCGGTGTTGCCACAGTGTATCAGCACACCTTGGTAGCCGGGCGTATTGCACAGTCGCGGCAGTCTGCCTTTGCAGAACTGGTACTGCGCCCGACCTCCGAACCTTGGCGACACCGTCTTCATATCGACGAGGTATCTGCCAGTAGGTATGGCGGTTTCGCCCTTGATTTTAACTCCGCATATCTGCGCCACACTCATCATCGAGGTCAGCCCTCTGTCCTTGTCTTCGAGCGTGTCGCAGACGTATGCGCCGTCGACGTACATCTTGCCGATGGTGTACGTCTCCTTTTTTGCTATTCGTCTTACTTTTACTTCCATGATTCTATCTTCTTCTAACCATAAATGTTTCCATTCCATCTTACGGCGGTTAAGCGGTTGGGATTAGCACCACTCGTAGAATTGCCAAAAGCCGTCGTAACCTCGCAAGTCGCGATAAGTCTTTCATCTGAGGAAATTTCATTGACTTTTAAGATTCCAGTTGAGGTCGTTGTTCCTCTTTTGTTTATTGTACCTCCTCCATGTACAACGAATGTAACGTTTGCCCTATTCTTTATTATTAGTGTTTGTCCAACATATTGTAACGCTTCGTCAGTCGGTACACCATGAAGGTTATACAAATTATCTTTAGGGTTGTAGAATGGCAGTATAAGGTTAACCTGACCGGTTTTAAAGTAATTAAAGAAATCGCCTTGAAACTCCACGAACGAGCCCGCATTAGTAAAGTCGAATAACATAACGCTTAAGGAGGCTGCGGGTATTCGGTATTGGTCAATGTTCTCTGGTGTAATGATTATCTTTTTCTTTTTAACAAAACCACTAAACAGACCTGCACCAACCTCCAGCAAGCCTTTCTCGTTCACACGCGCCGTCACCTCGCCGCTGTTGTTGCGCACCTCAAAATTGTCCGCCGTTGCCGTTATCTTGCCATTCTCGATGTCGAAGCCAGTGCGCAGCAGCTTAGCTACAATGCCACTGTCCTCGACATATCCGTTTGCCGAATCTATCCAGTCGGTAGGAGTTGCACCCACCTCCAACTTCGGCATCGTCACCCACGCCTTACTGCCTTGCAGACAACGGATAAGGACGTAGTTAGGTATGCCGGTGCCCTCCGAACGCCAGTGTACCCAATAACGCTTCCACTCGTCCGTAAGAGGTAAACGTCGACCTCCATCGACGTT